ATCAAACTTCTCACCGAATACATTGGAAAGTTTGTTAGAGATAAATTGGAGGAATATGGAACCCAATAAAGAACTAGAAAAAGTTATTGAGAGCAAGTTTTTGACTCCTTCCAAGTTTGCCTTGGAGATTGAGAAAATTGTTGCCGAAGAAAAGTTCAATTACATTGATGCAATTTGCCACTATTGCGAAATCAACAGTCTTGAGGTAGACTCTGTAACGAAGCTCATTTCAAAACCGTTGAAAGAGCGACTGAAGTGGGATGCTATTCGTCTGAACTTCATGAAGAAAACATCGCGAGCAAAACTTCCTCTATGACCGTGACGCCTTTTGAAACATATCAACATTATTTGTCACTAAAAAATCATTTTACAAATCCAAAATACGACTTCTTTCGCTATGGTGCTAAAACAAGGGCATCCATAGCGTCTTTTAATAAAAGGAAAGATAAGTATTGGTTTGAAAAGACTTCACGTAAATATGATGATAGTGAAGTCATTGATTTTCTTGTATCAAATTTTTCAGCTGCTGATAACCCACAAAATTTATGGATTGGAGAAATTATCAATTCTGGAGAAAGGACTTACGCCGAGTGGATGAAACGACGGCAGAGTTCAACTTACTTATTCAAAGAACAAAGCAGCGAATTACTCTCTCAGAACGAATTAGAGAGTCTATTCAACTGCTCCAAAGGACATCCAAAGATTCTGAAAGAGTATCTAAGCGGCAGGTTATCGCTAGAAAACTTCGTGATCTGGGAAAAAATCTTCCATTTTAGTGAAAACTTTGATAAGAAGTTGACCGACCCAGTGTGGAAAACCGTAAGTCTTAAAATTAAAAAATATAGTCCTTTCATAAATATTGACGTGTTCAGTTACAAAAAGTTATTAAGGGACATAGTGCATGAGTAGTTTTTTTGATTCTGAGATTATTCAAGATGAACTGAAGGAAATCAATAACCTTCAGGAAGAGATATATGCTAACGCGATGTCTTTTGGTACTCTGTCTCGCCAAGAAAAGATTGAGCACATTGAATTGCTACAGAGCTTGCTAGAAAAGCAGCAAGTGATGTATACTAGAGTCTCTCTTTCAGACGACCCCAAAGCGGTTGAGATGAAAGAGAATTTACAAAAGTCTGTTGCTATGATGGGGTTCCCCCCATCTACCGACATCAAGACTTTATTTGATAGTATGCACAAGACCATTGAATCGCTCAAAGAATACATTGACACCTGAGCAAAACTTCGTTATACTATCCAAGTAAATCCCCCAAATCCAAACAAATCCGAGGTAATCCGAATGTCTTTCGCTGATCTTAAGAAGCAATCCAAACTGGGTTCTCTGACCGCCAAACTGGTCAAAGAAGTTGACAAGATGAACAAAGCAGGTAGTTCTGGAGACGAGCGTCTCTGGAAACTTGAGTGTGATAAGAGCGGCAACGGTTATGCTGTTATCCGTTTCCTTCCTGCTCCCAATGGAGAAGATCTGCCTTTCGTCAAACTGTACTCCCACGCCTTCCAGGGTCCTGGTGGATGGTACATTGAAAACTCTCTGACCACTCTGGGTCAGAAGGATCCTGTGTCTGAATACAACACGATGCTGTGGAACAACGGCACCGATGCAGGTAAGGAGACTGCACGTAAGCAGAAGCGTAAACTGACTTACATGGCAAATATTTACGTCGTCAAGGATCCTGCCAACCCTGCTAATGAAGGTGGTGTATTCCTGTACAAGTTCGGTAAGAAAATCTTTGACAAACTCACTGCTGCTATGCAACCTGAGTTTGAAGATGAGGAAGCAATTGATCCCTTTGACTTCTGGCAAGGTGCCAACTTTAAACTGAAGGCAAAGAACGTTGCTGGTTATCGCAACTACGACTCTTCTGAGTTTGCACGTCAAGAACCTCTTCTGGACGATGATGATGCTATGGAAGCAATCTGGAAGAAAGAATACTCCCTGGCAGAACTCGTCGCTGCTGACCAGTTCAAGGACTATGACACTCTGAAGAAGCGTCTTGACTATGTTCTGGGCAACAAGGGCACTCCTCGCTTCCAAGATCAAGAATCTATTGAGGAGGAAGAAGAGTTCCGTGCTGCTAATCGTGGTGATAGCAATCCTGTCCCACAGTCAATGAAAGAGGAACTGAATGCCTTGAGTAGTGGTGGTTTCAACGATTCTGACATCATGGCAAAGAGTTCGTCAAATGATGATGACGATGCACTTTCCTATTTTGCCCGACTCGCTGAAGAGTGATACAAAGAAGGGGGGTCTAAATGACCCCCTTTTTTATTCTGCAGATGTATTTCTAGTATTTCTAGTTGCTGCCAAATTACTACTTAAGTACTCAGAAGAACGATCATATTTCATCATATTTCTCATGTCTTCTAAGAACAATCCCAAGTATTCTTCTTTTAAGACATAGATTTGTCTTTTTTTATCATTCTCTCTAACTTCATAAACGTAGTTACTGACTGATACAACTGGATTTAAATCTGCAGTTGGTGTTCCTGGTTTTGGAATAGTAAAATCAGCATCAACAACTTTTCCTTTCGGAAGTATGAGTCTTCCAGAAGAATCTTTTACTTCAGTAGTTTCATAAAACCTAACATCATTTAATTTATTTCCATATTTCTCTTCGGCATAATTATACAATTCTGCATCTGAGAGTGGCCATTGATCTCTAACATTAATAATATTTGCCACTATCATAACCACCCAATCAAGACCAGAATCTCCATAAAGATCTTCTGCTATGGTATCTGGTCTTTCTCCTTGAGAAATTTGATACTTATTGAAGAGAGTAACCGCATTTTGAATATCATCACGAAGTTTAGTTCTTCTAAAAAGATTTTTGATCAGAACATAGTCTGTAGATGAGTTTCTATCTTTTGATTGTGATTGATAGAATATGTTTGGTAGTTCTCTGAAATAACTCATTTTAGTATCCTACTGAGGTGTCTCCTTGCTCATCAAGTTCATCATAATCTTCTTTATAAATTGGGTTGAGTTCTTTGAATAACAATTCCATTCTAATGTGGGTTGGTGTTCCATCATAGAACGTTGAGTATGTATTAGAACCAGTGTAATTAATTGACATATTTGTCAATGCCATTGGCAAGAACTTATTTAAGAAAGGATGTGCTTTTGGTCCTTTCATATACTCTAATTGAAATATATATGGAGCACTAATGAATATACCAGAAGATCCATTTTTTTCTGGCAACATGGCATATTTAAAAGTTTTTATAATTTGCTTTACTTCAAATGCTTCTTCCTTGTTTCTTGGAAAGAATTCAAAGGTGAATGGAAATACTCTGAGGTTGACACCATTAAAAAGAAGTTCTAAGTTTGGGTTTAAAACTTGTCCAGTTGCTCTAGCAATAATTTGATTTCCACTAACATTACCACCTAAAGCACCAACTGCCTGACCTGAAATTGCAGCAATAACAGCATCTTGAACATTTGAATTTGTTGCAGCACCTTTTAAAGTAGTTCCTAACTGAGTAACAATGTCTTTAGCAGCTTGAGCAATATTTCCAATTCCTTGTCCACCGGATTTAATAATTGTGGATGTTGCTGCCAATCCATACGCTTCAATTGGATTTAATTTGCCATCTGTCCAATCTATAGCACTAATATCAGATAGTTGCTGTGGAATTGGTAATACTATTTGATATTTGGGATCTTTTAAACTGTCTCTGTTTGAAGAAGTTCCGGTTCTCTCTGATAATGTTTTGAATGCACTTAAATTAGATACGTCAGTTTTTCCATTAGATGCTACTACATTTCCGTCTTTAACATCAATCGTTGATATTTCCTTTCCGTTTTTGTCTTTAGTCTTAGTGATAGCACTAAGTGGGTCTTCGCCACCAAAAGGTGCTTTATACTGTGCAATTTTTATTCTAAGATAGTCCATATCGTTTTCAATACGATCTTTTGGATATCTCAAACTTTTAATTTTTATCTTTGTCTTTTTCTTTCCATTAGTAGCATTTCCAGTGCCTCCACTAGAATTAGTATCTTCAGTATTGAGTTCTGACATTGGATGCTTTTTAATTATTTATCTTGTAATATGCAGTTGGTAGTCTTAATGCATCACTTATTTCTGATGGATAGACTTCATAAAGACTACTAGCAATTTCTGGGTATGTGTATTTTCTCATCATTCTCCAGTGTAAACTGAATGCAGTAAAACCTTCAGAATACACATTAGTAACAAGCACTAGCGGGTGCTGATCATAACGAATACCAGGAGTTTTGGCATTATATATGTAAGTATAGTATTTATCAACTTGTGGGATACCATCACTTTCATCTAATGCTAAAAGTAGTGATTGCATAATATCTGTAGGATGCATCCTCTTATTTCTTCTACCTAAACTATCAACAACTCCACGAATACGATTGACATTTTCATCAGTATCTGTCGGTCTTTCTTCTGGTCGCCTAATATCAGATTTGATTCCATCATCGTAAACATTGGAACCTACCTGAATTTCTGGATCATTACTGGATGTTACTTCTCCAGTTTCATAAACATAAAAGTATTTTTTACCAACTCTTCCGCCAGACTTGATAGTTGCCATTATTTGATACCTAATTCTTTTTCGGTAAAGACTTTAAATATGTAACCTCTATCTTTACACCACTCACTTGCTGCTTCCCACTTTGCTTGATTCTTGGCATATTCATATGCCTCACGAAGATATCCTTTAGTTTGTCTTTTGGGTTTTACTGGAGGAGAACATTGTCTTTTTGGTTTAATCTCAATGATCATTTTTTTGATTCTACCCGTAGATTCTTTTACTTTGATGTAAAAGTCTGGAAAGTACCTATGAATTTTTCCATCAACAGGTGATCTGTAGGGCATGACTATTTCTTCACTTCCCCATTCAAGAATATTTTCATTTAAATCACAGTAAATCATAAACTTTCTTTCCCACAAGGAACGATACACAATGTTTGTGGGATCTCCCTTATACTTTCTAGGATAGGATGGTGAATATTTACCCTTATATGCCATCTAAATAATAATAACGGATTCATATTAGGTATTTAGAGTGGTTAAACCTCGCAGAATATCAGATTTTAAACCAACCTTCACCAATCTTGCACAAACATCACATTATCAGGTGTATTTTGCTGGGTTACCTCTTTTATTGAGGCAACATCTTAAAGTTCGTGGAGTTGATAATAGATTTATTACAGAAACTTCTGGTTTACTTTGTAATAGTGCTGTTCTTCCTGGTAGTAGACTTGCTACTGCCGACATTATCGGAAACCATATGGGTGTCTCCGAAAAGATGGCACATTCTAGAATTTACACCCAAATTCAATTAGAGTTTTATGTTGATAATGAATATAAGACTATGAAGTTTCTTGAGCATTGGATGGAATTCATTGCTAATGGATCAACAGATAGAATAAATCGCCAATCAAATAAAGATTATTATGTAAGAATGGAGTATCCAAATTCTTACAAGTGTGATGAAACTAAGATTGTAAAATTTGATAGGGATTATAACGAAGAGATAGAATATAAGTTCATTGGATTATTCCCAATTGATTTGTCTTCTACACAAGTAAGATACGAAGAATCTCAAGTTTTAAAAGCAACTGCAACATTCAGCTTTGACAGATATCTTATGGGTAAGTATGATAGTTACTCTGTAAGTAGAGGGTCTTCTGGTAATAGAAATCCACAAAACGATTTGTTGATTGGTGCTGGAACTCCTGATGAAGCATCTCAAATTCTTAACGGAACTCAAACGACCTTAGATGGAACTACTTTCCAAAATTCCTAATAAATAATCATACTGAATAACATATCATGCCTTTACCAAAAATTTCTACCCCAACATATGAGTTGGTATTGCCTTCAACTGGAAAAAAGATCAAATATAGACCTTTCTTAGTTCGTGAAGAGAAAGTTCTTATTATTGCTATGGAAAGTGAAGATGAAAGTCAAATTGCCACAGCAATTAAAGATGTGATTGCAAATTGTATTATAACTCGTGGTGTAAAAGTTGATGACCTTTCTACATTTGATATTGAATACATCTTCCTCAACATTAGAGGAAAGTCTGTTGGTGAAGATGTAGAAGTACTTGTAACTTGTCCAGATGATGGAGAAACACAAGTTCCTGTTGTTATTCACCTTGACGATATTCGGGTACAAACAAATAAAGATCATACAAGAGACATCATTCTTGATGATGATTTGACTCTTAGAATGAAGTATCCTTCTATGAATGAATTTGTTAAGAATAATTTTAGTGGTGAAGAAATTACAGTAGAAGGAACATTTTCTTTGATCTCTTCTTGTGTTGAACAAGTCTTCAATGAAGAAGAATCATGGTCTGCTTCTGACTGTACTAAAAAAGAAATGAATGAATTTCTTGAGCAGTTAAGTTCTAAGCAATTCAAAGAAATTGAAAGATTCTTTGAAACTATGCCAAAACTTTCTCATACTGTTAAAGTAAAAAACCCAAATACGGGTGTAAATAATGAAATTGTTTTGGAGGGACTAAACGCTTTTTTCGCGTGAGTATGGCTCATGAAGATCTTGAGTCATACTTCAAAACAAATTTTGCCTTGATTCAACACCATAAATACTCATTGACAGAGATTGAAAATATGATTCCGTGGGAAAGAGAAGTATACTTAACTTTCTTACAACAATATATTGAAGAAGAAAATCTTAAAGCACAACAATCTGGATTAAATGGTTGAGTTTTCATCGCCAATACTAGGAATGAGAGTTAGGAGGAATGTAATTCCTGCTAATGCTATAATGGGGCGACCAGAGCAGGAAATTCCTCAACAGGATCCTCAGACTGTATTGGCACTGAGAAGAAATCAGATAGCACTTGAAGGTATTAATAGAAGTATTAGTGGTGTTAATAATCAGATTGCAGGATTAAATACTTCACTGCAAACGATATCCAATCAAATTGCACAATCAAGTTTACTTGAACAAGCACAAAGAAGAGAAAAAGAAAGACAAGAAGTTGTATTAGCAGAACAACGTTTAAGAGAAGGCAAGGAAGGATTATTAGAAAAAAGGATGCAGTCGGCTCTCTCTAGACCGCTGCAAACAGTTGGTGCTGCTGCCCAAAAGTCACTATTTAATTTGGGTAGATTTTTTCAAATCCTACTTCTTGGCACATTAACTAATAGAATACTATCAGTAGTATCTAATTTATCGGAAGAAGGAAATTTAAGTCTTAAAAATTTATTTGATAAGGTCAAAAAAGACTTATCTATTGTAGGTGCTATATTTTTAGGCATAAACGGTGGTTTTGTATTAATATTAAGAACCCTAGCAACATTAACTGCAAGAATAAGTGCTTTTGCTGTTAAAAATTTATTACTGAGACCAATCAGATTAGTTTTTGACATTGCAAAGAATACTTTAACTGCTATTGCAGGGTTTATTAAAAATTTACCTATAATTCCAAAACCTGCAACAACACCAGTACCCAAACCAGGAACAGCTGGAAAACCAGGAGCACCGGGAGCACCAGGAGCACCAGGAAAACAGGCACCAAAATTGCCAGCAAAACCATCATCTAACATATTTTCCAGATCTATTGGAAACATTCGTAGTGGATTCTCTGCTACAGCATTAAATTTACTTTTGGGTGGTAATGTACAAGATTCTCTTGCTTCTGGTGCTGGTGCTGTTTTAGGAACTGCTCTTGCAGTTAAACTGGGTGTAACTGGTTTTGGTATTCCTCTTGCTGCTGGAATTTTGGGTGGCATCTATGGACCATCACTTTTCAATCAAACGGGAATACAGATTCCTGGTGGACAAA